GCAAGACATGAGGGCCTACGGGCCCTCCTTTCGTGAGCTTGTTCTCGTTCTGATTAGCTTTATTGCTTTCAAACTTGAGGATATCAAGCTCTGTCTTTTACCATTTTGGGTGGCGTGTACTGATCGGTCCGCCATCGTTTATCACCACCTCGTAGGATTGTCTGCTAGAGTTCCATGGGAATTAGTAGTAGGTCAAGCGAAGGCACAATTGTTTAAATTAGTTGTGTCAACCGTCACATTGGTCATCATTCGATTCTCCCTGAAGTTTTTATACAAGGGTTGGTTAGTGTGGACAGTGCGGTCTGATTTTAAGACCACACTTAAGCCTAAAGAGTATCGTGGTGAGTTGCGGTTTGACACCGATGGCCCCTATCTTCGTGTAGCTTTGAGGGATGGCACTATTGTGCATGTCCGCGGCTCTATGGAGAACCCCTTGGGTCTCTTTAACGTGTCTTCGTTGCCAGCTAAGAAATCTTTATTGGAAGCCCAGACTAGTGCAGCAGTGTTGCCGTTGTCCTCCGCTCCTAAGGGAGTGTTTACATTTGTTAATACGAAGACTGGCTTAGTAATTGGCTGTGGTACTCGTGTCAGCATAGATGGAACTACGTATATGCTCACTGCTCGTCACGTCATGGACGAGATCAAGAAATTTTGTCCCGGTGAAGTTGTTATGACCAATATGGTTAAGCAGGTCCCGGTTGATATGTCTTGGTCTGTGCGTGCGTATTCCCCTGTGGGATCCATGGATTTCTGCTTGGTGTGTGTGCCCGACTTTGTTTGGGCAGCGTTGCAAATTTCGGCATTAAAGATCGCCAGGATGGCTAAATCGGCCCATGGTCAGGTTTATGGTGTAACCGACGGTAGTTGGTCTACATCTTTCGCCTCCATTAAGCCCGTTATAGCTCGCGCAGGACACATTATTCATTACGCTAGTACTGATTGTGGGTGGTCCGGTTCTCCTATTGTTAGTCGAGGACATGTTGTTGGTATGCACTTAGGTGCGTCAACAGGGCCCCATAACCGAGGAATAGCAATGGACATGTTGGTGGCTCGAAACGAGTCAGACCAGCCTGCCTGGGCTTGGAAGGAACATGGAGTAGATGAAGACCTGGAATGGGAAAAGATAGAAGATTTGAACTCCCGTGAGCAGTCCGGAGGGGATATCGCTAGTGATTATCTCTTTATTGATGACTTCGAGGTTGAGATCTCTTCCCGTCGTTCTGGAGCATTCACTCGGCAATTTAAAGAGGTTCCCAGCATGTCTTATAAAGGTACTGGTAGAGCCTGGGCTGATTACGACTCTGACGAAGAGTGGGAATATCAGCCATTCGAGGGGATGAATGAGGCAGCTACTAGCCTCTTTAATCCGGGTTTTCAACAGGCCTCTCCGCGTCCCGCACCGAAGAGGCCATCAAGGACATCGCGGGTTACACTTGGGAAGAAGGACCAATCCAAGAAGAGGGAGTCCGGCTGCGACAATGCGGCCGAGTCGACTTTGAAGGAGGAGCCGGTAAGCCCGGGCGTAGCCCCCCAGAAGAAGCATTCACAGCATTCCCCGGCCTCGCCGGATACCAATGGCCCCAAGGAGGAGCAAGAGCCGAAAGGCGATCCCTCCTCTACCACAGCTCCCTCTTCCAAGAAGGATGTACGCCGTCGAAGGAAGCGCTCGCGCAAGTCAAAGAGCGAATCCTCGCCTCCTACCCCCACGCCAAGCCCAGAGCCCTCTTCGTCTCCGAAGGTCTAAAATGGACTTCGAGAGAGGAACTAGGTTCCCTGCCCGATTCTGATATACTGGATCGTGGTCAGGTAGCTCAAATCGTGGAGTGGGATGTGCAGTCAAATTCCTCCCCTGGCATCCCTTATGTTAAACTTGGAAAGAAGAATTCAGACTTGTTCAAGGATGATTCACTGCGTGGTTTTATCTTATCGGCCGTTGCACAGCGTGTGCGACGTGTATGTAATCACACTCAGCTAGAGATTAGTAAGATGTGTCCCCGTGAGCTTGTTGAGGCAGGCCTGGTAGACCCTATCAAGGTGTTCATCAAGCAAGAGCCTCACAAGATGGCTAAGATCAAGGCTGGAAAACTAAGGATCATTTCAAATGTTTCCATAGTCGACCAACTCATCGAGCGTCTCCTTTGTTCTAATCAGAACAAGGTTGAGATCAATCGGTGGAGAACTTGCCCTTCTAAGCCTGGCATGGGACTGCATGATGACGGTCTCCAGGAGTTGTATGACGAAGTAGTTTCGGCCCAGAAATCCGGCCTGCGTTTAGCAGAGACCGACATTAGTGGTTGGGACTGGAACGTCAAGGACTGGTTGTTGTCCCTGGATGCTGAGCTCCGCGCTGATCTATATCACGCGCCTGAGGGCTCTGCCTTAAGGCATCTGTTATGGTTCCGAGGGTTTGCTGTTGCTCGCAAAGTATTTTGCTTGAGCGACGGCACCTTGTTTGAGCAGACGGTGCCCGGTATTCAAGCATCTGGGTCGTATAACACGAGTTCTAGCAATTCCAGGATGCGGATCATCTTGGCTTATCTCGTTGGGTGCGCCTGGGCCATCGCTATGGGCGATGATGATGTTGAGGAAGCTGTGGATGGTGCTGCAGCTAAATACGTTGACTTAGGTTTTCAGGTAAAAGATTACAAAGTACTTGGAAAGATTGGTTGGTTTGACTTTTGTTCTACCTCATTTGAGGGACACTGGTCAGGAAAACCTAGTCAATGGTTACGCACTGTCTACCGTTACCTCTCTCATTCTCCTGCTTCCTTTGCTCAGAACCCTGAGTATAGGGCTCAACTGGTTAGTGATTTACGTCATATGCCTAACCAGCAAGAGATCCTAGAGATCTGCGACTCCATAGTTGATCTGGAGTCAAAACGATGTCATTAATAGTATCGAGGCAGACCCGCCGTGGCAACACGGTTGTGGCCCCAGCCTCTACTGCTGTAGTGTTACGGAACACACAGCCCCGTCGTAAAGCAGCACTCGTACCGGTTTATACTAATAGCGTGCAACCTCCGCAAGGAGGCCAAGTGTCTTCGCCTCGTCGTAGGCGTCGTAATCGGTCTCGGAACTATCCTTTGTCCGCCCCCTCCGCTTTTGGAGCTGTGGTGACTAACACCCCCATTTCTTTTAGGGGAAGTTCTGGCAAGTTGATTATGTCTCATCGCGAGATATCCTTGCCCATAGTGGGAACCACTGGTTTCAGTTGGATCCGCTATCCGCTAGTCCCACCTCAATTTGCGTATTTGAAGGGAGTAGCACGTAATTTCTCGCGCTACAGGTGGACGTCATTGAGAGCTACGTTCATCACATCATCGCCCACATCCCATAGTGGATCAGTTGGCATGGGAGTTATCTATGATGGCCTTGACTCCATTCCCGCCTCTCTAGGCGAAGTTGGAGCATTGTCTCATGGATGGACAGGACCCGTTTGGGCCCCTCCCGGCACTAGGATGGCTACAACCACCCTAGACTGTTCCCGTTGGTCTCGCCCATGGTATTCGTACTATGATGGCGATGTGTCGCTTGAGGATGCGGTGAGTTACATTCCTGCGTATCTCATCTTTGGCATTCAAACGCAGGTTAATGGCCAAAATATTGGTCATATCGAGTTTGAGTACACTATCGAGTTGAATGATCCCATTCCCGCTAGTATGCAGACACCCACTACCACCACCACCAAGGTCTCGACCTCGAAAGCTACCATGTCTCCCCGTGAAGACGTAGAGCCACCTGAGGATCCTATGCAGGTGATGTTGTCAGCTTTGGTCTCTCTTATGAGACCTCACACTGAGGTGTCTCCTCCTCCGACCCGCGAAGGAGTTCCACAAGAGAGTTAATATACTCTCCCTGGCCCAGGTAAAGGGCGGGCCAATGCTGGTCCCTTAGAGGCTAATCAATCAATAACCTCGCAAGCGCATATTCAACATGCCTGGTCTTTCAGTATCGTTCGATCTAGCTACTGGTAAGATTTCAGTGAGTTGTTGGATATTGGCAGCCGATCTCGTTAAGTTGGGCTTAAAATTCGCCTTAACGTGCCTAGGATGGCTAGATGGGAAATCTAAACCTCCTCCTGGCGCGGACGTCAATACATGATGTCTGCCCAGTCGTATCCTAGCTGATGGAGCTCAGCAGTGACTCATACTACGGTATGCGAGGGGACGTCACGTAAGAACCACTTTGGCGTTATGTGCGTAGGGTGTGTGAGGCTCAAGGAGCCAATAACTACCAATGCGTAACACAGAAGCCACCGAATCTCATCATTAAGTGCGTAGGTGTGTGAGACTCAAGGAGTCAACAACTACTAGCGTAACACTGAAGGTGGGCGGATAGTGCGGTACGTG